TAATGTATCATTTGACTCCTTTTGCATCTCCATTTCTGATTTTTTCTGAAATTGTTCGGCTTTCTGTTGTATTTCAGAACCACGAAGGGCTAATTCTTGCTTTCTTAAACTAACAAGAGGATCTTCCTGTGGTGGAGGTGTAAGTGCTTGTGCATATTGTTCTTGCACTTCGGCTGCAATATCTGCTGATCTTGATGCAATTTGATCTGCAATTTGTTTTTGCATATTAGGATCTTGTTGCATCATCACTTGTTGCTCTGGTGGTATTGATGCCATAACTTCCTGTTGTGCAGTTATTTCAGACATCATAGCTATATGCTCAGATATATGACCCTGTAGTGTCATAAGTATTGAAGCATTTGATTGTGCTACAGGAGTAGATATCATAGCTAAATGAGCTGATATATGCGCTTGATGATTTTGTTCAGGAAAAGCCTGTAGTCTTGCTCCTCTAAGTGCCTCTTGATTTTCTTTTGCTGGGTTCATGGGCATTGGTTGTGGGGGAGGTTGCAACACTTGGTCTATGTTAGTAACACCTAACGCTTCATACATCTTACGATAGGCTTGATACATACCATTCTGCCCATGAATTTCTGGATTACTTTGAGCTAATTGTAATTGTGTTTGTGCTAAAGCAATGCGTTGTGACATAGAAAATATGTTAGGATCAGAAACTGGTAATATATCTATTCGATCATCAAAATCAGTTTGTTTTATTTCTGGTGGCGCACCTGGCACTTGGTAAGGGTACATTGGAACGCCCATAGAGAAAACACGAGCTAATAACTTAAACTCTATCTTCTGCGAATAATGAAGACGTTTATGAATAGCTGACATAACCTTCGTGCCACGCTCCATGATAGCCATAGTTGTGCCAACAGGAGCGTTGCCTTGCATCTCACCAACTTTCATATCAGCCATAGATGCAAAACGTCTGCCAGAATCAATTAATGTTCCCATGAGAGAGTATAATGTCTGTGATGGTTCTTTAAATGGTAGTGGCATAATAGCTTGTCTTAGATCACCACCAACCATATCTACATCTCTAAATTCGCCAGGATTAAGAGGTGTTTCATCATCTCTTATTCTAGCTCCTCTAGCCTTAAAACCTGCTGGAAGATTAGACAGTGTACCAGCATCTATCAATTGTCTAAGTATTGATGTTGAAGCTCTGGAAAGACCACCTATTGTATGAGTAAGCCCAAAGCCATAAAAGCCAAGACCAGGTAGGAACTTATAATGCACAAAATAAGGCACTTTCCTACGGAGCGGATCGCTTTCATTGAAATTCCTTTTGATTGATAAGACATCCCCAGTGTCCTCCATGATTGTGACAATATAGGGCATCTTCAATCCTGTCGGTTCACCATCAGCTCCAATATCTTCAAACCCCTCAATATCCAGATCTGTGTGAACTTCATAAATCAGCATCTCCTCATTTTGAGAAGAGCTACTCGTAATACCCTCTATGTCATTTATTGTATCCTTCACATCATTCGTGCCATCTGAATCAGCACCAGAACTAGGAAGGTCTATATCTTTGTAAAATCCTGATAATTGTAATTTTTTAATTTCGTTTTTGTCCATACGAATACAATGAGTAACTCTTGTTGCAGTTGCTAAATCTGTTGCGCTGTATGGAACAATTAAGTCTTCAGAATGCACAAACTTACTCACCGCTCTTTGCATTGTTGGATCAAAGTAAACTTTTTTAAATGCTGAACCTACGATTGGAAGATAAAACAACATCTGATCTAATTCAGGATCATATTCTTCCATCTCATAGGTTATTTGATAATTCATATAATTTTTAACACGCTCTGCTTGAGCTGATGTCTCTGGAGTTTCTGCTCCAATAATTGAAGTCTTGACAGGCCCTCCAGCAGGCAACATTTCACGATATGCCTGTGCTTGAAACTGTGTAACGGATTCAGCTAACAGTGGATGCACTATACCAGACGCACCCTCAAAAGGCTCTGATCTGTCTTCATAACTCATCCCAAGAAGTTCTAATCCGCCTTTGTACTGTTCTTCCCAATCACTTCTTGAGTTAATGTCATCTTCTATATTGCCTATGATCTCATTGGATATTTCTGACAATATATTTTCGTCAATATGTTCTGCTAAGTTTGCATCGAAAGGAATAGCTATTGGAGCTTCTGCTTCTACTTCCATTTCACCAACGATAGCTGATCCATCATCTAATTCTGTCACACCTTCTACCAAAGCCTCTGGAGGTAGTTTAACTAAATTAGCTTCTAATTCTGGAGCTACAGAATCCGCTATGCCATTTACATTTTCAATCGCCATTTTAAATCCTATCTAATAGAGAATCCACCACCTCTTAATGCTGCACCCATGCCACGACATCCCATTTTGCCACCTTTGACATTACCACCAGCACCATATTTTTCAACTTTACCACCCATTTCCATCATAGCAAAATCTTCACCAGATATTTTACCATCTTTGTTTTTATCTAGTTTTACTTGACCACCTATTAAACCACCAACTTTTTTGCTTTTTACATTTTTCATGTTTTCTTGATTTATTTTAGCAACTTTTTTACTAAACTCTTTATTTAAAGACTCTGTTTTATCTGCTCTAAATGGATCTTTCTTTTTAAGATTCTTTGGTCTCATTTTCGGCTTTGGTATATTGCCACCTTCTTGCTTTTTAACTGGCTTTTCAAATAAACCACTATCAATGCCTACTTTTCTCATAATTCTATCCATTTCTTTCATAGATATTGAACCACCAATTTTTCCTTTTCTTGATTTACTAACTTCCTCTCTTAATTTATCACCAACACTACCACCACCTTGCATTTCTTTAGCTTTTACTTTTTTTATTGCTTCCATTAGTCCGCCTCCTCTCATTTTTCTTATTACTCCACCAAATTTTTTACCAAATATATCATTAAAAGATTTTTCAAATGAATCAGCTATCTTTTTAGTTTGATCTTTTGATAGTCCTGAACCTTTACCAAATACAGTGCCTTGTTCTTCTATTTCTCTGATGGCTGCCTCTAACTCTTCTTCACTTAACTTTCTGCCACCACTTTGCATTTTTTGTATTACTTTACCACCGAATCTAGCTTTCATAATATCATTCCTTTGTATTCCAAATGCTCCAGGCTTTTGAATGTTGAATTGTTGTTTTTTAACTCTTGCTATTTTAGGTTTCTTAGCTCTTTTCTTTAACAATGCTAAATCTCTGGCAGATTGATTATCCAAAGCCATAGCCATTTTCACTCCAGATGAAGCATCTTTTTTCTTTTTATCAGCCATTATTTTATTCCTTTGAATTTACCACCACGACCTTTAAGCATGATAGATTTCTTTTTCTTTTTTTTGACAGCTCCACCTTTTTTCTTAGTAGAAATACCCATAGCTTTGAGAACAGCTTCTTTTTCACCAGGTGCAAACTTAGCAGTGCCAGACATAATTTCTTGAATAAGCTGCATTTTTCTCACAGCTTTATCTGCATCTGCTTTCTTAACTCCCTTGCTACTTCCTCTGTCAAAGCTGCCCATTATCTAATCCCCTTAAAGCTACCACCACGACCTTTTATAACGCCACCCATATTCATTTTTTTTACAGCACCACCAAATCTTTTACCTAAAAAACCATCTATAAGTGCTTTACTGTCTCTTAATGTTTCAGCGGCATCATCAGGATTTGATTCACCAGGTGCGTATATTAGATATGGCGCACCTTCTTCGCCTTTATTGTTATAAATCTTAAAACCACGATATGAAATAGTACCAGGTTCTCCTGCTATTCTTTTGCCTCTAAACTTTGACATTACTTAATTCCCTTGAACATACCACCTCTGCCTGGTATTACACCACCCATTTTCATCTTCATAGGCTTGACTTTACCACCGCCCATCATATCAGCAGGCATGGATTTGGTTGTGTCCATAACTTCGCCACCCATAGCTTTGCCCTGTGGCTTCATTTTACCGATTCCTGCCGTTGCTGCTCCTTTAAGCATTTCTCTTAACTTTTTCAAGTCAGCATCTGAAATTATATTGCCACCCTCATTTGTTTGTTCTCTTCTAGCCATTAATGATCTAATTCTTGCCATATCTGCTTCAGACATTGTGTTACCTGTGGGATCACCGCCAAATTTCATTTTTTTAATTTTGCCACCAAATCTTTTTTTGTCTATTTTCTTTCCCATTTCTTTAGCAATTTTAACTAAATCAGGGTCCATTTCTATTTCTTTAACTTTTGTCATATCAGATACTTTTATATTTTTAACTGCTTTCTTTAAATTTTTATCTAATTGTCCTGGCATTAGTAATACTCCATTTTTCTTCTATATCCTGGTTCAAATTCTTCATCATCAGGTGTGGATATAAAACCACCTTGTCTGAATCTTAGTATAGCCTGTGTCATCGAATCTGCCAAGTCATCATGGTCGCCATGTGGAAAACTTGCACACTCTTCAACAACCTCCTCTGCAAAATTAGCATCTGGTCTCCATACCATACCACTTTCAAACACAGGTGCGCAAGCATTCATCCTTGCAAATTTATCAGCACCCTTACTCGGTGTAAAGGGTGTAACAGGAATACCCATACGTCTAAGCTCCTGTGTTAAAGGCGTACCACTAGCTTTTTGCTCTATCAATATCATATCAGGATCGTAGGCTTCGTTTAATTCTTGAGCTTTTAATTTTAATTCTGGAAAATCCCATCTGCCTTTTTCTGCATCAAGTAAAATAATCGCATCACCCTCACCTTCTACTGGAGTAAATATCCCCCAAGTAGTAATAGCACTATAGTCAGCACGATCATTTTTACTGAAAGCGGTGTCGTATGATTGGATGATATACGAACAGGGAGGTGGTTCACTATTATCCCAAACATTCCACCACTCCCTTTTTATTATAGCTCCTTCTTCTGCCGTTGGGTTCTGCATATACTGTGCATTCCACTTGGCTACTGGAATTGACGCTTTTACGCCATCCAACTCTTCTCGACTCCAATATTCGGGCCATAGTACATTGTCTGTATCTGGAAATATTGCAGTCC